AATATGGCAGTAAAGATTTCAGGTGTACTGAAAGACGGCACAGGAAAACCGGTACAGAACTGCACAATCCAGCTGAAAGCAAAACGTAACAGTACCACTGTGGTGGTGAACACGCTGGCCTCAGAAAATCCGGATGAAGCCGGGCGTTACAGTATGGACGTTGAGTACGGTCAGTACAGCGTTATTCTGTTGGTGGAGGGATTCCCGCCGTCACATGCCGGGACCATCACCGTGTATGAAGATTCTCAACCCGGTACGCTGAATGATTTTCTCGGTGCCATGACGGAGGATGATACCCGTCCGGAGGCACTGCGACGTTTTGAACTGATGGTGGAAGAGGTGGCGCGTAACGCGTCCGCGGTGGCACAGAACACAGCAGCCGCGAAGAAGTCAGCCAGCAATGCCAGCACATCAGCCCGTGAGGCGGCAACCCATGCGACTGATGCTGCAGGCTCAGCACGCGCAGCCAGCACGTCAGCCGGACAGGCCGCGTCGTCGGCTCAGTCAGCGTCTTCCAGCGCAGGAACGGCATCAGCAAAGGCCACTGAAGCATCAAAAAGTGCTGCCGCTGCAGAGTCCTCAAAAAGCGCGGCGGCTACCAGTGCCGGTGCGGCGAAAACGTCAGAAACGAATGCGGCAGCGTCACAACAATCTGCAGCCACTTCTGCATCCGCCGCGACCACAAAGGCGTCAGAAGCTGCCACCTCAGCCCGGGATGCGGCGGCCTCAAAAGAGGCAGCGAAATCATCAGAAACGAACGCATCATCAAGCGCCAGTAGTGCCGCTTCCTCGGCAACGGCGGCAGGAAATTCCGCGAAGGCGGCAAAGACGTCCGAGACGAACGCCAGGTCTTCTGAAACGGCAGCGGAACAGAGTGCCTCCGCAGCAGCAGGCTCAAAAACAGCGGCTGCGTCGTCTGCCAGTGCAGCGTCAACAAGTGCCGGGCAGGCCTCAGCCAGTGCCACTGCCGCCGGAAAATCGGCAGAAAGCGCTGCATCGTCCGCTTCAACAGCTACAACGAAGGCTGGCGAAGCCGCTGAACAGGCCAGCGCAGCAGCGAGGTCTGCATCCGCAGCGAAGACATCCGAAACGAATGCGAAAGCGTCGGAAACCAGTGCAGAATCCTCAAAAACGGCAGCCGCATCGTCAGCCAGTTCGGCGGCGTCATCGGCATCATCGGCGTCTGCTTCAAAAGATGAGGCGACCAGACAGGCGTCAGCAGCGAAGGGCAGCGCCACGACGGCATCCACGAAGGCGACAGAGGCAGCTGGCAGTGCGACGGCGGCAGCACAGAGCAAAAGTACAGCAGAATCCGCGGCAACGCGCGCCGAGACAGCAGCAAAACGGGCAGAGGATATTGCATCCGCCGTGGCGCTGGAGGATGCGAGCACGACGAAAAAGGGGATAGTACAGCTCAGCAGTGCAACAAACAGCACCAGTGAAAAGCTGGCGGCAACGCCAAAGGCAGTTAAAACTGTTAAAGATAGTTCAGTTCAAAAAACTGGCGACACAATGGGAGGGCAGTTAAAAATCAGCACGATAAATGCTCTTCGAATATTCAACCAAGCCTTTGGCCTTATTTTTAGGCGTTCCGAAGATCATCTTCATCTTATTCCGACTAATGAAGGAGAGGGGGAAAATGGAGACATCGGTTCATTAAGACCATTCTCTATAAACTTAAGATCAGGGTTGGTGTCCATCGGTAATGGACTAAAAGTTGGTGGTAGTGTTACTGGTAATTTGACCGGAAACGCAGATACTGCGACCAAGATCAAGACAGCACGTAAGATTGGGGGCGTGGCATTTGATGGATCGGCAGATATCAACTTGCCTGGAGTCAACGCTACCGGTAATCAAAACACTACAGGTAATGCTGCGACCGCCACGAAACTTCAGGCAGCCAGAACGATTAACGGTGTGTCATTTGATGGTAGTGCAAATATCACATTGACCCCTTCAAATATTGGGGCATTGGCATTAACTGGAGGGACTCTTTCAGGTGGTTTAACTGCTGCTGGTGAGGTTATTTCAAGGTCAGCAAATGGTCTGCGTATTGCCTATGGCAACTATGGATTCTTTATCCGAAATGATGGATCAAACACATATTTTATGTTGACAGATTCGGGTAACAGTCTTGGTACGTACAATAGCTTAAGGCCGTTTATAATTAGTAACCATACTGGCAATGTTACAATTGCAACTAAATTAAACGCGAGTGGTGGTATCACTGGATCTTTATCGGGTAATGCAAGCACAGCAACCAAATTGCAAACTGCAAGGACAATTAACGGCGTAAAATTTGACGGCTCGGCAAATATTGAAGCGTTTCCGCCAGGTGTTCCGCTGCCGTGGCCATCAGATACACCACCTGCAGGTTATGCAATCATGCAGGGGCAGACGTTTGATAAGGCAGCATATCCGAAACTGGCTATTGCCTATCCTTCAGGTGTTATTCCAGATATGCGCGGCTGGACAATCAAGGGCAAACCCGCCAGTGGCCGGGCCGTATTGTCTCAGGAACAGGACGGCATTAAATCGCACACCCACAGCGCCAGCGCATCCAGTACGGATTTGGGGACGAAAACCACATCGTCGTTTGATTACGGCACTAAATCCACGAATAACACCGGGGCGCATACGCACAGTCTGAGTGGCTCTACGGGGTCTGCCGGTGTTCATACTCATGGTAATGGTATTCGTTGGCCAGGAGGCGGCGGTTCTGCGTTAGCATTTTATGATGGCGGTGGGTTCACTTATGTCCAGAATTCACAGTATCAAGTAAGCCCGGAGACTTCTTCCTATAGATCGTATTATCAACGTATTCAGACACAGTCAGCAGGTGCTCATACCCACTCGCTGTCTGGTACTGCAGCAAGTTCTGGCGCACATGCACATACTGTAGGTATTGGTGCGCATACGCACTCCGTTGCGATTGGTTCACATGGACACACCATCACCGTTAACGCTGCGGGTAACGCGGAAAACACCGTCAAAAACATCGCATTTAACTATATTGTGAGGCTTGCATAATGGCATTCAGAATGAGTGAACAAGCACGGACCATAAAAATTTATAATCTGCTGGCCGGAACTAATGAATTTATTGGTGAAGGTGACGCATATATTCCGCCTCATACAGGTCTGCCAGCAAACAGTACCGATATTGCACCACCAGATATTCCTGCTGGCTTTGTGGCTGTTTTCAACAGTGATGAGGCATCGTGGCATCTCGTTGAAGACCATCGGGGTAAAACGGTTTATGACGTAGCGTCAGGGGACGAGTTATTTATTTCTGAACTCGGTCCGTTACCGGAAAATGTTACCTGGTTATCGCCGGAAGGGGAGTTTCAGAAGTGGAACGGCACAGCCTGGGTGAAGGATACGGAAGCAGAAAAACTGTTCCGGATCCGGGAGGCGGAAGAAACAAAAAACAACCTGATGCAGGTAGCCAGTGAGCATATTGCGCCGCTTCAGGATGCTGCAGATCTGGAAATTGCAACGGAGGAAGAAACCTCATTGCTGGAAGCCTGGAAAAAGTATCGGGTGTTGCTGAACCGTGTTGATACATCAACTGCACCTGATATTGAGTGGCCTACGAACCCTGTCAGGGAGTAATCATTGGGATTATGCCGCAGCACGTCTTAAGCAAGAACGTGCTGCGGTTGGATGCTATTTTTTCCCTGAAGCGGAAAACATTACTACAGTACCTTGAACCTTGGTTTTAACATTCTCGAAATGCTCTGAGAGTATATGTGTTAAGCCTTCTTCGGAATCTTTTGTGTTTGAAAAGATGCCTTTCTGATTGTAAATGCGCATCAGTTTTTGACCGAAGCTATTGTGCACAACTCCATCGCCAAGAATTGTGGCTCCGTATAGAGTTCCATCGTCAGTTAAGGCCTGCGCCGCATTGCGTATTACACAGCTTTTTGTAGATATATTTCCAGGCAGGCAGTGAAGAAGGTAAAACATGGAAATGGAATCAAATTGACCATGTAACGCCGCGGGATAAGGTTCAAAAACATCATGGCTAATTTTATGTTTAATTTTTGATTCCCCAGCCCTTGTAGATGCCGCGTTCAGGCTAGCTTCGTTCAAATCCATTAAAGATATCAGACTACTCTCAGGTACGTGAGTAAGGTAAAACCCAGTTCCAACACCAATATCCAGATGGTTGTTACCTACATGTTCCAGAAAGTGTGGAAGAAGGTGTTCCTTTGTAGGACATCCCCATGCAAGCCGATTTGATACTCCCAAAACCCACCAGTCATAAAGCTTTAGGGTAAGTGGTGTGTAAATTTTAGCCCCATCATCTGTGTTTTTTTTCATTGATTTCACCATGTTATAGTTTTATTTGTGAATTAAATCAATTATGGCGATGAATTACAAGGGGTTAAATGCTGCCGCAGCATAGCGATATTGAAATAGCCTGGTATGCTTCGATACAGCAGGAGCCGAATGGCTGGAAGACCGTCACCACACAGTTCTACATCCAGGAATTCAGTGAGTATATTGCGCCACTGCAGGATGCTGTAGATCTGGAAATCGCAACGGAGGAAGAAAGATCGTTGCTGGAGGCATGGAATAAATATCGGGTATTGTTGAATCGTGTTGATACATCAACTGCACCTGATATTGAGTGGCC